GTTGTCGGTGAGAACGTACCTGGAATCATCAAGATTGCCGCCGGGCAAGTGGTCAAGGATTTGGAGCGTGCAGGCTATCACGTCGTCGTGTTCAATTTTGAAGCTGCGGCTGTCGGAGCATGGCACAGGCGGTCAAGGGTGTTCTTCACTGGGATCGCCGAAAATGTGGAAAACGCCGGTTGTGGCGGACGCAGCGAACCGGAAAATGTATGTAAACAGCCGAGGAGAACCGAATTTATCGGGACAGGTAAAACTTTATCCGACACCGAAAGCAAGCGACAGCAAAGGGAGCGGACCTGCGGGGAGCAAACCAGCAGAACACGATTTGATGAAAAACAATCTGAAAGGCGTAGTGATGTATACAACGCCGTGTGCAGCGGATGCGACGGGGTCGCACGGCGGGAACAATCACAGGAGTTTGCGGACGGACGTTGCTGGGCAGCTGAACCCGACGTGGGTCGAGTGGCTCATGGGATTCCCAATCGGGTGGACAGAATTAAATGCCTCGGAAACGCTGTAGTGCCTCAGCAGGCATACCCGATTTTTAAGGCACTGAGGGAGGAGATGGACCAATGGACTTAGAACAAACTGCGATAGAGCGGCTACGGTTTGCAGCTGAAATGTCCCTGCGGGTATACAAGCAGCCGCTTGTGATTACCTACTCGGGCGGCAAGGACTCGGACGTGCTTTTGCATCTGGCGGGCAAAGCCGGTATCCAGTATGAGGTTTTGCACTCGCTGACCACGGCGGACGCGCCGGAGACCGTCTGGCACGTCCGGGATACCTTCCGCCGCTTGGAGCTGGCTGGCGTAAAATGCGACATCGATACGCACCGGACGCCGGACGGCGGGAACGTGACGATGTGGAATTTGATCCCGCGTAAGCTGATGCCGCCGACACGTCGGATGAGGTACTGTTGCTCGGAGCTTAAAGAGGGCGGCGCAGGAAGCAGATTTATTGCAACCGGTGTACGCTGGGCAGAATCAGCGAAGCGGAAAAACCGCGGTGCGCTGGAAGTTTTGCATTGGGATATATCAAAACGCCTAACACTGATGAACGACAACGACGAGAGCAGAATGATGATGGAAACGTGCCAGCTTAAAGGGAAAAGGATAGTGAACCCGATTATCGATTGGAAAGACGCTGATGTTTGGGGGTATGCGAAAGAGGAAGAAATCTGCATGAATCCGCTGTATGAATGCGGATGGAAGCGCGTGGGGTGCATCGGATGCCCAATGGCAGGGAAGCACAGAATCACGGAGTTTGCGCGGTATCCAAAGATCAAAGCGGCGTATGTCCGGGCGTTTGACAGGATGCTGAACGAACGGCGCAAGCGAGATCTTCCGTGCGAGTGGCAGACCGGCGAGGACGTGATGCACTGGTGGATGGAAGACGGCGTTTTGCCGGGACAAATGGTTTTTGAAGGAATGGAGGATCTATGACAGACAAGGAAATTATACAGGCGCTGCGGTGTGGAGAGGATGCCAATGGTACGCCATGCCCTGAACCAGGTGAGGGAGAGATCGTATGCTACGACTCGTTGAAACTTGCAGCCGCCGACCTGATCGAGCGGCTGGAAAAGGAAAGGAATGCTCTGATCGAAGCTGCAAATCCCAGGAAACTGTGTGAGATCTGCAAAAATGATTCGTATTGTTTCGATGCTCGGTGTACCGAGAACACCTGCGATGACTGCTGGCAATACCGAAATTGCCCTTGCGCAGATTGCTTGTCGCACCCGAAATTTGAGTGGAAAGGATTGGAGAACGCGCTATGACAGGCAAGGAAATTATACAGGCGCTGCGGGTATGCTCCCGCAGAACAGACGCACAAACTTGCGCGAAATGCCCATTGTTTGACAGCGAGGATTGTATGGGAGACATGATGATTGGTGCAGCTGGCTTGATCGAGCGCCTGACCGCCGAGAACGCGAAGGCAGAAGCCGAGAGGGACGCGGCATTAGCAGACCTCGCGGATGCGCGGAGTTGCAAGACTTGCAAGTATGCGTGCGATACGTGCGACTGCTCCAGCTGTAAATCAAAGACGTGCAAATGCCGTGAGTGTTATCTCGACAAGAATGCGTGGGAATGGCGCGGCTTGTCGGGAGCGCCGGAGGAGGGAGAATAATGCCACCTAAAGAAAATTCTGAAATGTCCTGTGAAGAGTGCATCCATTATTTTGCGTGCTCTATGCAATGCGGCGGGGATATGAGACCGGATAACGCTAATCACTGTGAGTGCTACGAGCCAATTAAAAGTAGTATGGCGTATTATGTCGGGACGCTGGATGGGGCTAAAGGAAAAATTCCAAATCGTCTCCGCGAGTTGCCGTGTCCGTATGACGGAAGCTGCACGCAGAAGGAGGTATGGGAACGGCTCAAGGCTTACGAAGATGCGGGATTATCCCCGCAGGCGTGCGCCGAGGCGCGAGAGATAGAGGAAACGCTTTCCAACTATGATTACTCCATCTCACGAATGGTGGAGCTGATGAAAGCCGACAAGGACAGGCGCGTGGTGGTGCTGCCGTGCGAGGTGGGAACCGCGACATATTATATCCGTTATCCGATTGCGACTTACCCAGATAAAAACAAACCGGAAATTAAGAGGGGTATCTTTACTTTGTACGATTTGGATCGTCTTGGGCACTCCGTTTTCCTCACCCGCGAAGAAGCCGAGAAGGCAATGAAAGGAGAAACTGAAAAATGAAAAAACGAATGGCTTTGCTTCTGGCAGCTATCATGCTTATTGCAAGTCTCGCAGGATGCATGACGAGGGAAGCGGACAAGGTAAACCACAACATGAACGTTGCTGCTGACAATTTCAGCTGTGAGCGCCGGATCACGGTCTACAACGCGAGAACTGACAAAATCATCCTCTACGCCGAGGGATATATGTCCATCAGCAACAACTCCTCTTCGGAGCTTGTCGTAACGTGCAAGGTCGGTGCAAACGAGTACAAGAAGAATTACATTTACCTCAACGACTACACGCTATACGTGGTAGAGGACATCACCGGCACGCACGCCGACCCGTATCATTATGTGATTGAGTTCCACACCGAGTTCCCGGTAAACGTGGATGTCAAGCCGTAGGAGGGCAGGAAGAATGGCTAAGTTTATCACAAAAGCGCAGTTGAGACAACTCTATCAGGTTCAGCTTATCGATAACGACGAATATCTGAGACTTTTAAAAGAGTTTGCAGGGATAGAATCCCGACCGACCACGGAGTACAACCACTACGACGAAAATGGCGAGTTTATTGGTAGCAGCGTGGACACCGATCTTTCTGACCTGCTGGACGAGGCTGGCGTGGAGGTGCGGGACGATGGCTGAACTGAAACCGTGCCCGTTTTGCGGCGGAGAGGCAGCGTTTTTGGGCACAACCTGTACGATAAAGTGTAAACAGTGCGGAGGGGCGTTTATCGCCACAAGCCCTGTTATGACAAGGATGGAAATCGCAGCTGCGTGGAACCGGAGGGTAAATGATGGCTGATTATATCCGGCGCGATGATGCGCTATTTGCGTTGCGGAAAGCAGAACGCGGTGGAAGCATGACGGCACTAACACGGTTGGAACGCGCATATGCCGAAATTCGGGGAATGCCCGCCGCCGACGTTGCGAAGGTGGTGCGGTGCAAGGGCTGTATTTACAGGATCGAAGGCCGGTGTTTTTCCCGCACGTCCTTTCTCAACGCTCCTGCAGTCGAGCCGGACAATTTTTGCAGTTGGGGCGCTACAGAATGAGCGGACTGCGGTTGGCTCGTGGTAGTGCGAAAGGAGGAAAACTGATGCAAGATTGCTGTTTGATTTGCAAGCATCTGGAATACAGAAAGAACTACGTTTACCCGTACCGGTGCTTGAAGCACAAGGCGGAACGGTTTCCTGAACAAGAACTGGAACGGATGTGCTTTTCCGGCGAGAAATGCGGAGATTTTGAAGAAAGGAGATTTGAATGTTTGGAAGAGAAAAATTGAAAGCCGAAATTGTGCGGCTACAATACCGTGTGGCTGAACTTGAAGAAAGGTTATGCCCGCGTGAGGAACACGATTGGAAAGAGGTTGGGTATAAATTGCCCTTCGGCGATTTTGGCGTTTCGCGGATATGTACCTATAAATGCAGGAAATGCGGCAAAATCGTCATAAGAGATGAGGATTAGAGGATGAACATTACACTTTTGAAATATCCCACCGATGAGGACTGGGCGTTTGCAAAACAGTGCGCTTTGGTTACCATCGGCAAAGAGATGAAAACAGCACCAGACATGGAGTGGAAACACTCCATTCTCAGGGCGCGGCACAGCCCTATTCGGACGTTACAGTTTGCGTTTTACCTCGAGGGTGTGCCGTACTGGGTAAGCACCCATTTAGCCCGCCACGTCCACGCACAGCCGTTTATCCGGTCACAGCGGAATGACCGACAGAACGAATACGACCGGAACGCAGCGCGGCAGGACGCGCCGGTAGACATGATCTGGTACATGAATGCCGAAGAGCTGATGACCATTGCAGAAAAGCGGCTTTGCAGGCTGGCGGCAAAGGAGACGCGCGAGGCTGTGAAAATGATGTGCTGCCTTGTAATCGACAAATTGCCGGAGTTCAAGGGGCTGTTTGCAGCACATTGCGCGAAATACGGTGATTGCGACGAGATGAAGCCGTGCGAGACCGGAAGGAGGCTGCAAGGTGGGAACGATACTGGCGATTGACCCCGGCAACGTTCAATCCGGCTATGTGCTGGTGGAGCACGACGGGAAGGAAATCCGGAAGGTGCTGGACGTTGGTAAAGTTCCGAACGGGGAGATATTCCCCGTTCTTTGCCGGGAGTATCAGCATCTGGCAATCGAAATGGTTGCCGGAATGGGAATGCCAGTCGGTCAAGAGGTGTTTGACACGTGCTTCTGGATTGGACGGTTCTGGGAATATGCCGAGCTTTTCCAGCGGTGCTACCAGATACAGAAGATCTTCCGCCGGGAAGAAAAGCTTTACCTTTGCGGCTGCTTGAGCGCGAAAGATAAGAATATCCGGCAAGCGCTGATTGACAGATACGGAGGTGTAGGGACGAAAAAAGAGCCGGGCTTCTTTTATGTGAACGGTACGAAGTTTGCAAAAGATATGTGGGCGGCTATGGCGGTAGCTGTGACGTATTTTGATAAGTACATAAGGGGGATACAGCTATGAGCACAATGAACGATCTGGCAAAGCGTATTCGCAGAAGCAACAAGGCTTATTTTGCCGCCGGTATGGAAGCCGGAAAGCAGAAGGTGGTGGACCTTTTCTTTGTGGCGGCGCATGAACTGGGCATACTCAAAAGCCCGGCGAAGGCAAAGGAACTTCTGGACAAAATGGAGCAGCTGGACGCAGAGTACGGCGTGGCATGGCAGGGAAAGCCGGAATCTGACGAAGCCATTCACAGAATCGATTCGAGCCTCAAGAAGCTCTGCGGTCCGTTCTTTCAGCCGTTTTTCGAACGGAACGATACAATCAAGGATTGGTGGGACAAATGAAAATTGTTTTGGAACCGTGGGCGACCATGCCCACAAGGGCGCATGAATACGACGCGGGGCTTGACCTGTATTCCGCGAACGACGACGTTTACATCTACCCCGGAGAAAGCGAATTGTTTGACACAGGCGTACATGTCCAGCTGCCGAAAAACACGGTGGGATTTCTCAAGAGCAAAAGCGGTCTGAACGTCAAGCACGGAATCACAAGCGAAGGGGTCATAGACGTCGGCTATACCGGAAGCATCATGGTCAAGCTATACAACCACGGAAGCAAGCCCTACAAGGTCTGTAAGGGCGATAAGATCTCGCAGCTTGTTATACTGCCCTGCATCCTGCCGGAGCTGGAAGTGGTCAGCTCGCTCGAGGAGACGGAACGCGGGGACAATGGGTTCGGGAGTTCGGGCAGATAGGAGGTTGATGTGGTGAGCAAACCGCGCTATGGGTGGTGGGGCTACGCGAAATGGATGGTACGAAGCTACAAGGGCGGTACACTTATGACGCGCGAGGAAATCGACGCAGTAGATGCTGCCGTCGAGGAAACAAAGCAGCTTCCAGATGGCGCGGAACGGCTGAAGCTTATTGATCTGGTCCTTTGGAAGCGCACACACACCTTACAGGGCGCTGCTATGGTGGTATATGTCTCGGAGCGTACAGCTCAAGAATGGCATAGGCAGTTTATCTACTTGGTGGCAGAAAAACGTGGTTTATATTCAAAAGTTTGCGTAAGAGAGCCTTAAACATAGTGTATCGTTGAGAGCGTAGAGGTGTATCCTCTGCGCTTTCATCCTTCTTACGGCTACGCAGCGTACTGCGGAACCTCCTTTTTCTTAGCTCCACCGGAAACCGCAATCCGGTGGGGCACGAAGGAGATAGAAATATAAAAAAAGCGGCTCGTTCTCCACAGCTGCGAATAAAATACAAGGAGATTATACCATGAATGAAGATTTGATGATTTTTGAACGCAAAGAACAGGCTGTTGTGAGCAGCAGGACGATTGCCGAGCACTTCAACAAAGAGCATAAAAGTGTGACCCGCAGCATTGAAAATCTCACTGCGCAAAATTGTGCGGTGAAAAACATGTTTATCAAAAGCCACTATGAGACGGAAAGAGGAAGAGAGTACAAAGAGTACCTCATGAACCGCGATGGTTTTTCTCTTTTGGTGATGGGGTTCACAGGGGAAGAAGCGCTCGAGTGGAAGCTTAAATATATCACGGCGTTTAACCGCATGGAAGCTTTCATCCGCGAAAGGAAGTCTTCTGAATGGCTCATGACAAGAAAACAAGGGAAGCTTGTGCGGAGAGCTGAGACGGACACACTTGCCGATCTGGTTGAATATGCAGAAGCACAAGGCAGCCGGAACATGAGAAAGCAGGTATACACGATTTACTCGAAATTGGTAAACGACCTTGTCGGGATTCAAGGAGGCCAGCGCGACAGCGTCCCCTTCAAAACGATATCAGTAATTGGGTTTCTTGAAGATATGATTTTGCACACAGTTTCAGAAGAAATGCAAAAAGGAACTCACTACAAGGAAATCTACAAAATTTGCAAGGCGAACGGGGAACAGATAATGAGGTTCGCTTACCTGCCAGAATTTACGTCGCTGGCAGGGTAACGAGGTGGTGATTATGGCTGCGAGGTTGACAGATCGGCAAAAAAAGAAAATAGTTGCCGACTATGCCCAGCTCGGAAGCTGTAACGCTGTGGCGAAGCTTAACGGCTGCTCCCCGAACACTGTAAAGAAGATTGTGCACAATAATGCAGATATTGCAGAGATGTGCAGACGAAAAAAAGAGGAAAACACGGCGGACATTCTAGCGTACATGGATTCCCGAAAAGAACTTGTATGTTCTTTCATTGGGAAAGGGCTTGAGATGCTGAATGACCCTGATAAACTCGCAGCTGCGAACCTGAGCCAGATTACAACGGCGATGGGGACGCTGATTGACAAATGGGCGATGATTGGAGGAAATCCATCAGATACGATTAAGGAAGATGCTCTAAGTCAGAGCTTGCGTGAAATGGCAGAAGGGTTGGGGAGCGATGATTAGCCCAAAGCAACAGAAAATCCTTGCATTCCCCTATTCCAAGTATGACGCGCTGATTTGTGACGGTGCGGTTCGTTCCGGCAAGACCTCTATCATGATGTGGGCTTTCGTCCGCTGGGCGATGGAGAATTTCAGCGGGCAGCGCTTTGGTGTATGCGGGCGAACTGTGGACAGCTGCACAAAGAACATCATTGTACCGTTTACGGCGATGAGCCTTGCGAAAGAGCGCTATATCGTCCGATGGCGGCGCGGCGATAAGGTCATGGAAGTGCGGCACGGCGCTGTGACGAACTACTTTGAGGTGTTCGGCGGCAAGGACGAGGCAAGCTATACGCTGATTCAAGGCAGAACGTTAGCTGGCGTGTTGCTGGACGAAGTGGTACTTATGCCCCGCTCTTTTGTGGAACAGGCGCTTGCACGATGCTCTGTGGACGGCGCGAAGCTGTGGTTCTCTTGTAACCCCGGAAGCCCTCACCACTGGTTTTATCAGGAATGGATAAAGCGGCACAGGGAACGGAACACGCTTTACCTACATTTTGAGATGAAGGATAACCCCGGCTTGAGCGAAAGGACGCTTGAGCGCTATGAAAACATGTACGCCGGGATATTCTACGACCGCTATGTGCGTGGGCTGTGGGTAGCTGCGGAGGGAATTGTTTACAAGGACTTTGCCAACGATACGGAAAAGTATCTGATTGACGACCCTATCAAATGGGCGGAAGAAAACGATACAAAGTTCTCCGTTATTTCCATCGGCGTTGACTTCGGCGGCACGAAGTCTGCAACGAAGTTTCAAGCGACTGGAATCACAAAAGACTATCGCGTGGTCGCGCTGGAAGAGGAATACATCAAGAACGAGGAAATCGACCCTGACGCGCTGAACAGGCGGTTTGCTACGTTTTGCAAGCTGATAACATCGAAATACGGATACAGCCAGACGCGAGCAGACAGCGCGGAAACGGTTTTGATTCGTGGGCTAGATCATACGGCACAGAAGCAGAATCTTGGGACACAAGTCAAGAACGCGCTGAAAATGCAGATCACAGACAGAATACGGCTTGTCGTGCTCCTGATGAAGCAAGGTAGGCTCAAGGTTTCGCGGAACTGCCCACATTTGATCGATGCGTTTCAATCAGCAATTTATGACCCGGATAAGTTCGAGGACGAGCGCCTTGACGATGGGACATCCGATATTGACAGCCTCGATGCGTTTGAGTACAGCATAGAGCCTTATTACAAAGACCTGGAACGCGCCGGGCATACGATAGGACGGTGAAAGAGTGAACATACGCAGAGCATTAAAGGAGCTGGGATTTGATACCGTTGATCTTGATTTCTACAAGCTGATCGGAGTGTGGGGAGACTGGTACAAAGGGAATGTCGAGGACTTCCACAGTTACACGGTATGGAATGGCATTGAAGAATTGGAATGCCACAGATATTCCGTAAGCATGGCGAAAAAGGTATGCGAGGACTGGGCAAACCTTCTGATGAACGAGCGGGTAAACATCACGCTCGAGGGGAAGAAGGAGCAGGAGTTCGTAGACACGATTCTATCTGAAAACAACTGGGAGATCAAGGCGAACGAATCGCAGGAGCGAAAGGCAGCGCTTGGAACGATAGCGTATGTTCCGGTCATTGAGGGAATGTTCATCAATCCGGACACTTCCGAAATTGCTGATTCTGGGCGCATTCGTATCAACTACGTCAGCGCGACGAACATTTATCCCCTGACATGGGACAATGGAATCATCAGGGAATGTGCGTTTGCCTCCACAAAAAAGGTGGACGATACAGAGTACACATACATTCAAGTTCACAGGATAAACGGCGGCGAGTACGACATCGAGAACCATTTGTATGATTCCGAAGAAGTCCCTCTGACCAGTGTAAAGGGCTTTGAAACAATCCCGCCTGTTGTACACACAGGGAGCGACAAGCCTCAGTTTGTCATTGACAGGCTGAATATCGCGAACTCTGATGAAAACAATCCGCTCGGTGTGGCTGTGTTTGCATATGCCATTGACCAGCTCAAGAGCGTCGATATTACCTATGACAGCTATGTGAACGAGTTTGTACTAGGTAAAAAGCGCATTGTGGTGCAGCCAGAAGCAACAAAAACCATCGATGGACGTCCTGTGTTTGACAAGCGTGAAACCGTGTATTATGTGCTGCCGGAAGATCGAGGCAGCGATGGAAGCATCTTGCAGCAGGTCGACATGACGCTTCGAACGGCGGAGTTCAACACCGGTATGCAGGATATGCTGAATATTCTTTCCAGCAAGTGCGGCTTCGGTGAAAATCATTACAAATTCGATCAGGGAAGTATTGCTACAGCAACGCAGGTTATCAGCGAGAACAGCACCATGTTCCGAACGATCAAGAAGCATGAGATTTTGCTTGAACAGGCAATCACAGAGCTTTGCAGGACGCTGCTCCGCATGGGGAACAGGTACATGGAAGCTGGCCTGAATGAGGAAGTGCAGATTTCTGTTGACTTTGACGATTCAATCATTGAGGACAAGCAGACGGACTTCCTGCGCGATATGCAGCTTCTTAACGCAGGCATCATGAATGACTGGGAGTTCCGTATGCGCTGGATGAACGAGGACGAGGTAACCGCAAAGGCGGCGCTGCCGAAGGCGCAGAACATGGTAACGGAACAGCAAAATGAGGTCGAGTAATGGCAAGCTACCCATTCACTCCCGCGATTTTAGACGCCATCCCAGAAGAGCTTGCCGAACTGTTCCGAGGATTGGAAGATACGCTTCTCGATGAAATATGCAGTAGGCTTGCTCTGAAAGACCAGCTGAACGAAGTGACTGTTCAGGCAATCAGAGCGCTTCGTTCGCACGGTATCGACACGAAGGAGATTGAAAAAGCAATCCGCAAGACCTCTGGAATCAGTGAGAAGAAGCTCAAGGAGCTTTTCGGTGACGTTATTGCCAGAAACCAGAAGTATTACACATCGATTATCGACATGGCAGGGCTGACACAGCCTGATATTCTGGTGAACACTGCGACCATCGAAGCAATCAGAGTTCAGACGCTTGATGAATTTCATAACATCACGGCTTCTATGGGATTTTTGGTGGACAAAGGCAGGACGATGCTTCCGCCCGCTCGTGCGTATCAGTGGGCGTTGGATTCTGCTGTTATGCAGATTCAGAGCGGGGCGATCAGCTACAATCAGGCGATTAAGTCTGCGGTGCAACAGCTTGCAGGCGGACTGAAAGTCGTGAACTACGAAAGCGGGCACGTCGACCACATCGACGTTGCTGTTCGGAGAGCTGTCATGACCGGCGTGAATCAGATCTGCGACCAGTACACGAACCAAAGCGCAGAATACCTAGAAACGCGATACTTTGAAGTGTCTGCGCACTCTGGGGCGCGTGACAAGCCGGGTGCTTCGCCGTGGTCAAGCCACAAGGACTGGCAAGGGAAAGTCTATTACCATAGTGAAAGCGGCGAACCTGACCCGCTGGGGCTTTACGATGACCTTGTGGAAACGACCGGTTACGGATATGTTGACGGTCTGACTGGAGCTAACTGTAGGCATCACAAATACCCATATGTTCCGGGAGTTTCGGAGCGGACTTACACCGATGAACAGCTCAAGCATATCGACGATGGTCTTGGCTGCACGTTTGACGGAAAGACTTACACAGCCTATGAAGCGACGCAGATGCAGCGCCGAATAGAGCGTCAAATTCGCGCGCAGAAAAAGCTTAGAAACGCATATAAAAAAGCCGGGCTTTCCGAGGAAGCGACCGCCGCGAACATAAAGCTTCGGCGGCTGAACGCAGAATATAGCAGGTTCAGCAAGGCTGCAGGATTGCCGGAGCAACCAGAAAGAACAAAGGTGTTCTACAAATAATTTACAGGTAAAACCCGCGAAGCACTGCGGTTTTTATACAATCTATCGCCGCGACGAACTGCGGACAAAGGAAAGGAAGATAGAAATGGCTTTAACGAGAAAGTTACTTAAGGGGATGGGGCTCACCGACGAACAGGTGGACACCATCATTGAAGCACATACCGATACCGTAGACGGCTTGAAGGCTGATGTCAGCAAGTACAAGTCCGATGCGGAGAAACTGCCCGACGTTCAAAAGCAGTTGGACGACCTCAAGGCGGCGGGCGATGGCGGATATAAGGAGAAGTACGAAAAGGAACACTCGGACTTCGAAGCTTATAAATCCGGCATCACAGCAAAGGAAAGCAAGGCGGCAAAGGAAAAGGCTGTTCGGGCTTACTTTGAAAGCAAAAATATCACAGGCGCAAATCTCGATCTTGCCATGCGCGGTTGCGGCGAAGAAATGACCGCATTGGAGATGGACGGTGAGAAGATCAAGGACACAAAGAGCCTCGATGCACTTATCGAAGGAACTTATAAAGGACTTGTTTCCAAACCTTCTGTCCGTGTGGACATGGGCGCACGTCTAAACGACGGTGGTAAGCCGATGACCAAAGACGAGATCATGCAAATCACTGACAGAGCGGAGCGGCGCGCTGCAATCGCCGCAAATATGGATTTATTTAGAAAGGAAGATTAACTATGGCTGTTGATCCTAAGCTGATTAAAAAAGCTGATCTTGCGCGAGTTCGCGAGATCGAATTTACCGAAATGTTCGGCTATTCCATCAAGAAGCTGATGGAGGCTCTTGGCGTTACCCGCAAAATCGCAAAGCAGGCTGGCACTGTGCTCAAGAGCTACAAGGCTACCGGCACGCTGGAAGATGGTGCCGTGGCGGAAGGTGAAACCATTCCCCTGAGCAAGTACAAGACCGAGGCTGTGAACTATCAGGAGATCACGCTCAAGAAGTGGAGAAAGGCAACGTCTGCGGAGGCTATCACCGACCGTGGCTACGATCAGGCGGTGGAAATGACCACAGACGAAATGCTAAAGGACGTGCAGAAGGGCATCCGGAAGGACTTTTTTACGTTCCTCGCCACCGGCACAGGAACGGCGACGGGCGCGACCTTCCAGGCTACCCTTGCGCAGGCGTGGGGGCAGTTGCAGGTTCTGTTCGAGGATGACGAGATCGGCGCGGTTTATTTCATGAACCCCCTCGATGTGGCTGACTACCTCGCAACGGCGAACATTACCTTGCAGACCGCTTTCGGAATGACCTACGTGGAGAACTTCCTCGGTCTTGGTACTGTAATCTTCAATTCCAGTGTTCCGAAGGGGAAGATCTACGCTACGGCGAAGGACAACATTGTTCTGTATTACATCCCCGTGAACGGCGCAGATCTTGGCGAAGTGTTTGACTTCACCACCGACGCAACCGGCTATATCGGCATCCATGAGGAGCCGGACTACACCAACATGACCGCTTCCGATACCGTTATCAACGGCATGGTGCTGTTTGCAGAGCGCATGGACGGCATCGTAGTTGGCACGATCTCGGCGGGGGGTTAAATGAACTGTTGAGAGCGCCTGCCTCTGAACCGCCCACGTTTTCCAGCATGACGAAAGCGCAGCTCCTCGATTATGCTGAGGAAAACGGGGTGGAAGGGGTCAACAGTTCCATGAAAAAGGCTGAAATTCTGGCTGTTCTGGAAGGGGTGGAGCGATGATCTACGCTGATTATGAATACTACTGCGATACTTACATGGGAACGGTAGACGCTGACAGCTTTTGCAAATTGGCGACACGCGCCAGTTCCTTCCTTGACTACTACACGCAAAACCGAGTAAAGGATTTTGCGGATCTGGATGCTGTAAAAATGTGCTGCTGTGCCTTAGTCGACCAGTATATGCTGATCGACACGGCACAGGAGCTTGCCAGAAAGAATGTGTCAGCCGGGCTTGCATCTGACGAAGGAGAATTGCAGAGCGAGACTGTAGGCGGCTATTCCCGGACGCTTCGCAGCGGCGGCGATTCTTCCGTAGCTGCATTGAAAGCGGCTTCCGAGGCGAAGAACGCCCTTGCAAGCGTAGCACGTGAATACCTAGCCCATACCGGGCTTCTTTACAGAGGCAGGTGTTTAGCATGTACGCCCCCCACACCGTAACAATCTACAACGTCACGCAGGAGCAAGACCAGGATTTCAATGACACGCAGAAACGCTATATCACAGTGATTCGTGGCGTAATGCTCCAAGCGTCGAAAGCTGCCAACGTCCGCGCGAGCGGGCTTGAAGGAGCAGACGCGGTGAATCTGTACATTCCGTTTTCCTCGCCAGCCGTAGACGGCGTGACAGGAGCGGAGAAGCGCTATGTCGGACCGCAAGAGTTCTGGCGTGCAACTGATAAAAGCGAAATCTGGACGCTATCCACGGACGGTAACGGCGGAACGACCTTCTTTGTGAAGGGAGAAGTAGTCGAGCCGGACAAGACGGAAGAACAGATTGAGATGCTTTACGATGATGTGTACAAAGTGACAAAGGTGGACATGAAGGACTTCGGCAGCCCTTCTATGCAGCACTGGCAGGTCGGAGGCACGTGATGCTGAAATTCAGTGTGAAAACCGAAGGGTTTGACGAGCTCCAAGAGGCTATAGCACGGGCTTGCACAAAAGCCGAACACATTGTTGCTGTGCAAATGGAAAAGGACACAAGCCCGTACGTGCCGTTCCTGACAGGCTCTCTCGACCAGAGAACTCAGGTGGTTGGTAATGCGATCATCTATCCTGGGCCGTATGCAAGATTTCTGTATTACGGAAAAGTCATGATAGACCCAGAGACCGGCAGCACTTACGCGCCGAAGGGCGGGACGAAGGTGCTGACCGATAAAAACCTTGTGTTTAACACGTCTGGGCATTCGCAGGCACAATCACATTGGTTCGAAGCGTCCAAGGCTGAAAACCTAGACAAATGGATTCGAGTCGCAGACAAGGCGGTGAAAAATGGACTATGAGAAGCAAAAGAAACTGGTATCCGCACAGGAAGAGCAGGACATATCGCGGAAGATGATGGTATGGGCGAATTCCTTTTCAGATGACGATATGCCGGCTGCGACGATCAACTACGAATTCCTCGCCGCTGATTCTGCGAGCATGGCGCTGTCCACGATTCAGGGCACATATATCACGCGGAAATATATCATCGGCGGGCACGAGGCAGAATACCAGTTCAAAATTATCGCCCGCATCTTCCCGGGCAGCAGCAACGACAAGCGCCTGAAAGCCGACGCGGTTTTGAACCGCTTCGGGGATTGGGCAATGCAGAATTATCCGTCTTTGGGTGACGGCATCCGCATCCGGCGTATGGACGTATCCAGCCGCGCGGCGATGTTCGCCCGATACAATGATGGAACAGAAGACCACCAAATTTTAATGAAGATGACTTACGAGGTGATATAAATGGCAGAAACTACTTTTAACACCACGAGCGGCCAGCCGGTAGACAGAGAATTACTCATCGCGTACCTGAACACGGGTTCCGCGACTGCGCCGGTTTGGTCGCCTTTTGGCACTCGAGTCACGGATTCGAGCATGGAATACGACTGGCAGGAGGATTCCAGCAAGGATATCCTCGGCACGACCAGAACAACAATGAAGAAGCCGATCATTACGCAGAGCTTTGAGCCGTGCGAACTCGACGCGGGCGACGCTGCGCTTACGAAGATCTGGAATCTTGCAGTCAAAGATCAGAACGCGGCGGCTCTGGCGAATCAGGACGTGCTTATCGTCCACCATTACGCAGGCACGGCTAAGACGGCCGTATTTGCCGAACGGTACGACGCGACGATGGTCAAGCCCTCGAGTCTCGGCGGCGAAGGCGGCGGCTATGTCGGCATGCCTATCGACGTCACGCTTGGCGGCAACAGAACCACGGGCACGGCAGCGGTAGGGACCGGCGGCACGGTCACATTTACGGAAGACGCGGCGTAAGGAGGTGTAGCCCATGTCTGAACTCAGATTTGATACCGGCGTACAGTCTTTTCAGATCAACGGTGGCGTGAGCGTGGAGTTCTGCCCGACGGACAGCGATTTTGCAAAAAAGCTGTGGGACCTGTTTGAAGAGCTGGAATCCCGGCAGCATGAATACGCGAAGCGCACCGAAAACGAGAACGACGCCAAGAAGATTCTCGAACTTGCCAGCCGGTGCGACAAGGAAATTCGCGAGAAAATCGACGCAATCTTTGGAAAGCCAATTTGCGCCGATGTATTCAAAACAAATGTTCTGGCGCTGGGGGATGGCCTCCCTGTGTGGGCAAACCTGATGCTTTCAGTTCTTGACCAGATGGATACCGGCTTTGATGTCCAAAAAGCAAAAACGAACGCCCGCGTCAAACAGTACACAGAAAGATGGTCGAGAAGAAAGCGCTGATTTACGCGCTTCCGACGTCTGCGGAGATCAACGGGACGACGTATCAGATCGAGTCGGACTATAGGGCGGTGTTGGATATCCTCACCGCCCTTGTTGATAACGATCTGGACGAGCAGGAAAAGGCACTTGTTTCTTTAGGCATCTTTTATCCGGACTTCGACGAAATGCCCGTAGAAGACTATCAAGAGGCTCTGAATCAGTGCTTCCGCTTTATCGACAGGGGAGAAGAGCGGAAGGAGAAGAAACGCGAACCAGTTCTGATGTCTTGGGAGCAGGATTTTAACATGATCATTGCCCCAATTAACCGCATCGCCGGTTGCGAGGTGCGGGCCCTCGAGTATGTCCACTGGTGGACGTTTCTTTCGTGGTACAGCGAGATTGGGGACTGCTTCTTTGCACAGGTGGTTCGCATCCGCGACAAAAAAGCACACGGGAAGTCTCTGGACAAGCAGGACAGAGAGTTTTACCGGAGGAACAGGGATGTTATCGACCTGAAAACAACGTACACAGAGGCGGAAAAGGACGTTCTCGCCGCGTGGGGTGTTTCAAAATAAGGTGGTGAGAAAATGGCAGATGGCAAAATCGTCGTGCAAGCGGAGATCGACGCGAAGAAGGCACAAAAGGAGCTCGATTCTCTGACAAAGAAAATCGACGGTATGGAAGAAAAGCTGAATAAAAGCACCGGCGAACAAAGCGGCATCAAAGCCCAGCTTGACGCGGCGAAGGAGTCCGCGAAGCAGACGGAAACCGCGATCAAGTCCCTTCGATCTGAAGCTGAACGCCTGCGTCAGATCACTTCCGGCGAAGTGTCCACCTCCCCGGACGAGTATATTTCGGCTTACAGCCGTCAGGCAGAAGTTGCGGCACAGATCAAAGAGCAGGAAGCGCTTCTGCGGCAGCAGGACAAGGACGTTGAGAGCCTTGATAATAAATATGCCCGCATTACCGACAAGGTAAACGAGCAATCAGCGGCGCTGGACACCGCAAAGCGGCGCGCAGCCGAACTGACAAAAGAAATCACTGGCGCGGGTGACGCTTCTGCTCGAATGGAGCTGGCCACAAAGAAAGTTTCCGACAGCATGAACACGTTCAGCAAGCGTGTTTCCGGGCTTTTTAAGCGCGTTCTTGTGTTCTCTCTGATTACTCGAGCGCTGCAAAGTCTTAGAACATGGCTTGGGAAGACCATCATGCAGAACGAGGAAGCGCGGGCGGCGGTTGCACGGCTCAAGGCGGCGTTTTTGACGCTGGCCCAGCCAATTTTGCAAGTGGTGATACCAGTCTTTGTAAAGCTGGTGAATATCCTCACACAGGTAGTCACGGCGATTGCAAAGTTCTTCGGCATGCTTTCTGGCAAAAGTTGGTCCGCACAGAAATCCGCTGCGCAAGGACTAAACGAAGAACAAAAGGCTTTAGAGGGTGTCGGCTCAGCAGCAGAGGATGCAAGCAAGAGCATGGCAAGCTTTGACGAGATCAACCAGCTAACCGATAATTCCGCTTCTGCGGCAGGTGGTGGTGCTGGCGGCGCGGCATCAACGGAGATTGCGCCGGACTTTTCGAATCTCGACATGGCAGAGGATAAGCTCCACGACATTCTCGGCTTGGTAGGAGCTATCGCAGCAGGGCTTCTTGCGTGGAAAATCGCAAGCTTGTTCACGAACGACCTGAGCAAGATTTGGGGCATCGCCCTTGCGGTTGCCGGTGCGTTTGCGCTTGTGTACTTCTGGTTGGATGCTTGGAATAACGGAATTGATTTACAAAACTTTCTCGGGATGCTGGCAGGTCTTGCCGCGCTTGCAGTTGGACTTGCAATCGCCTTCGGACCAATCGCGGCAGGAATTGCATTAGTTGTAGGCGGTCTTGCCATGCTGGTTGTCGGTATCAAAGACGTTATCGAAAACGGCTTTAATTTGGTGAATACGCTTACGATCATCGCAGGGCTGCTTGCTGCTGGTATCGGAATTTCGATTCTGACAGGCAGCTGGATTCCACTTCTGATTGCAGGTTTCCTCGCCGCGCTGGTTGCGCTTGTGTCCTTCACCGGACATGGGGAAGAACTGATTCAAGGCTTAAAAAATATTATAGACGGGTTCGGGAAGTTCTTCAAGGGCGTATTCACCGGAGACATGAAGCTTGCTGTGGAAGGCATTAAGCAGATCTGGGAAGGAATGAAGCAGACGTGGAACGCGATTGTAAACTCCATCAAGGATGCGTGGAACATGTTTATCACATGGCTGCAATCCAAGAGCCCACTGCTTGCATCAATATTTCAAACATATGGGAAATTTGTCTCAGATGTATGCAAAAACATCAAGGACATCTTGAAGGGTGTCATTGACTTCATTGTTGGCGTATTTACCGGAGACTGGACAAAGGCATGGGAAGGTGTCACCGAGATATTCAAGGGGATCTGGAACAACATTGTTGCCATCATCGAGGCGGCAATTAACTTCATTATCGACGGTATCAACCTTCTGATTTCCGCTTTGAATACCATCCACTTTGAGATTCCGGACTGGGTTCCCATCATCGGCGGCAAGTCCTTCGGCATCAGCATTCCGCTTGTCAGTCAGGTTGAGCTTCCGAGACTGGCAGAAGGCGCGGTCATCCCGCCGAACCGGGAGTTTATGGCGGTGCTGGGCGACCAGAAGAGCGGAACGAACATCGAAACGCCGCTTGAGACAATGGTGCAGGCATTCAAACAGGCTATGAACGAATCCGGCGGACGGTCGCAGACGATCATCTTGCAGCTCAACGGCAGAGAGTTTGCGCGGGCTGTCTATAAGGCGAACAACGAAGAAACGCAGCGTGTAGGCGTAAGGCTGGCGGGGGTGAAGGCATGACGAGTGTTTTGACCCTCGACGGCACGGCGTATCCAAATCTGCATGTAACCAGTCTGAAACGCTCTTTCGCGGTTCTGGACGGCGATAATGCAGGGCGCGTAATGACTGGCGCGATGGTGCGCGACATCATCGGCACGTTTTACAACTACAGCGTGGAGCTTGACCCGGTCGGAACTGACCCAGCGGAATACGACAGGTTCTATGAAGCGATCTCCGCACCCGTCGACAGCCATTCCCTTACTGTTCCGTATGCGCAAGGGACGTTGACCTTCGAGGCGTATGTGGCAAACGGAGACGATGAGCTTTTGACTGCTTACGGGCAGAGGAACGAATGGGGAAACCTTACATTTAATTTTGTTGCGATGAAGCCGAAGAGGACACCGGCATGAGCGTGAAAGTCGTATATGAAGACGTTGCTGTCGGCTCTGCGGCGGCTGCGAGTGTGACAGCAAGCGAGGCTATGGGTATTTCAAAAACCTCGATGCTGCCCTTCGGGGCATTCGAGGGGCCAGTGGCAACGACGGAGCAGAATCAATGGGTGCTGAACGGCACGCGAAAGCTCAAGCCAAAATCTGAGCCGGTCGGCTTCTGGTCGACGCCTCGGAGCGGAGCAGACTGTACGTTCCAAACACCGCCTACCATTGAGATATCCCTTGACGGGCAGTTTACATCGCTCGGCATCTACTTCAAATTTGACGGGGAAACAGGGGACTATTGCAGCGACCTGAATATCACGTGGTACAACGGAACAACGCAGCTGGCTACACAGCAGTTCTTCCCGAACAGCGGAAATTACTTCTGCGAGAGAACTGTGGAACTGTATAACAAAATCAAGATTCAGTTCAACAAAACGAATCTGCCAAACCGACCGATCAAGATATCCCTTATCCTTTTCGGCATTGTTCGAGAGTTCGAGCGGCAGGAGCTTCGGAGTGTTGAGGCGACCGAAGAACTGAACATCATATCCGACGAGCTGGCGATTAACACGCTGGATTTCACGCTGGACAGCATGGAAGATATTGATTTTATTTTCCAAGAGAAGCAGCCCGTTTATGCGTACAACGGAAAGACGAAAATTGGCACGTTTTACATCGACGAATCTACCCGCGTAAGCAAAAACGTATACAACGTTTCCTGCATCGACGCTTTGGGAATTCTGGACGAAGACCCATTCCCTGCTGTTGTTTATTCCAACGCCAACGCGAAAACGGTTTTAGAAAGCATCCTCGGCGGGTATTTCGTCTTGGAGCTTTCGGAGGAACTACAGACCGAGAAGCTGACAGGATATATTCCTGACTGCACACGAAGAGAAGCCTTGCAGCAGGTGGCGTTTGCGCTTCGGGCTGTGGTGGACACCAGCGGAACGGGGAACGTAAAGGTATGGAGACTGTCTGAAGAAACACCGACAGAGATTCCCATGAACCGTCTCTACGTCGGCGGAGAGGTCAGCCAGTCTGCCATCGTGACCGAGGTAAGAGTTACCGCGCACACGTACAGCACGTCCGGGAGCGGAAGCGATACGATTGAAGTCGGCGGGAAAAAGTATTTCCACACGACGGCGGTCACGGTAAAACAGAACCCGAACATTACGGCATCCACGAAGCCAAACGTCATCGAGGTCAAGGACGCGACGCTTGTCAACTCGACGAATGTTGCAGCGGTGACGCAGCACGTCTTTGACTATTATATGCGGCGGCAGACGCACAGCGTTCAGATCGTCATGGACAAGGAGCTTCCCGGGGACTATGTAGACACCACAACTCCGTGGGATGACCACATTACCGGGACGATAACGAGCATGACCATTAAACTGAGCGGCATCGCGGCGGCTGAGTGCGAAATCGTCGGAACGGGGGCTTCTGCATGAGAATTATGAAAACCTTAATCACCGACCGGACGCAGGCTGACGCTTCCTATGCTGAGAAGCTTTACAAGAAGCTGTGGAGCGACTTCACGGAACAGGAGAAGGCAGACTTTGAAGCTGGCTTGAAAGGCTCTTACAAAGCGTCCGACCTGAACCGCGTCGGCACGGCGCTTATCACCATCCGTGATCGGCTAAGAACGCACTGTATCGACGTTCCGGCAGAAGTGCGGGAAGATTATGCTTCTGACGAAGTTCTCGACAAAGCCGTTATGGACGCTTATATCGAATCCGCGAACGCTGTATATGACGCAGTTGTCAATTCTGCCCCGCGCCCTCCGGCAAAAATCAACGACCTAGATTGGGAGGGCGCAAACAACATTGAAAAAACGATTCTCGCGGTTGACGATGTGCTAGAGAGCCGGGAGGTCGGCTGGATTTACGCGGACGCGGAACTATACGCAGGAGACATGGGGGGATAACATGAAAGACCGAACTCCAAAATTTCCGGGGCGGGTAAAGCTCAAGCCCGTTGCCGGGCAGACAGATACTTACGACATGACACGAGCGGATGACCCGGACGATACCGGAACGCCTTTCAATACGCGCACAATGCTCCAAGATTCCACAGGGCGATTTCTCCGCTTGCCGTATGCGAACCCGCTTGTCGACGACGCTTTCCGGCATATGCCAGACAGAATTGAGCCCATCGGGACAGTTAAAACATCTCCGGCTCTCAGTTTGGGAAAAGCATGGCTTCCGTGCGACGGAAGTACGGTGACTTTTGAACATTATCCGCAGCTGTGCTCCGTGCTTAGGAACACTAGTGGAGCTGTGGAATGGGCTTCGAATACGTTTCTGACCTCTTACGATGTCTCGAATGTCTCAAATGCAGTATATTTTAACGGCCTGTGGTTTATCTGCACACAAGTTGGAAACAACTACAAAATTCTGAAATCAACCACGTTGGAAGGAACGTTTTCGGAAGATGCAACATTCACTGGAAGTGCAACCACATTCGAAGGGATGACTTGCTCGTTAGCTGCGTCTGACAACTATTGCGTATGTGCGTTTTGCACAGGGAAAGACATCAAAATCGCAGTGAGGGAAAAAGAAAACGCGAACTGGACGCAAGTGAATGTTTCGCTTCCTCCCGAACGCAACGGAAGCGGGTTCTACGGTATTGCACAATGTAATGGGAGATTTGGATTCTCGTTTGCAAGATATGAAACCGATGAAAATGATACTGACCATACATATGCGGTATTTTCTGACACACCGTTGATTCCTGAGAGTTGGGTGTATTCGCTGATTACAAAAACTTCAAGCACCGTTTGGAATCAGTTTATTGGATATAAGTTTTCAAGTGCAAATGATAAATGGTTTCTTTCAGCAGTTCGAAAAAACATATATAGTGATACAACTGGGAAAATAGAACTGTATTTTGCCAACAGATTAGAAACGAACTTCACAAAACTAACACCGCCAATTCCGGAAGAAGCTGTAAGAAGAATATCCGCGTCAGAAGTTGTGTTTCTGTCTGGCACATATTATTTCTTGGTAACTGTTTATTCTCGGATTGAATCCGAAGTGTTTTATGGTCCAAAATCGACCGTCTATTCTTCCCAGAATCTAACGAACTGGGAAACTAGAGTTATTACTGGAGAAAGCGAACTGGCAACCGCTTGCCTGTGTCATGCAGCAGCGACAGATACGACGTTGGTGGTTGCTACACAAACTGATGTCTGGACAACCTCCAGCCCAAATGACGGGTTTAACAAGACCTCTGTACAAGCCAATACCATTTCTGGTGTATCGTTGCACGGCATGACAGCGGCAGCGGCTTACAAGGGCGGCGTTGCGTACCATGACTATACCTATGATGCGCGAAGTCTTCCTACAATCTCCCTTTCCGACGACACTACCACATTTATCAAGGCAAAGAACGAACTGGACGTATTTGAGGCAGGGGGTGATTAAGTGTTTCAGAAAATCGCGAACGCTTTATCGGTGGAAGTAGAGGGAACTGACCTGACGAAAGCGACGAAGATTGAGTTTTATGTGAGACAGGGGTGTTCCTTCTTCCAGTACGAACCTACAGTAGTCGACGAAACGCACCTGCTTGTAAAAATCCCGTATGCAGACGCGATGCGGCTGCAAGCGAGCACCGTGAGACTACAGCTTGCCTTAACGGATGGCGACGGAAACCCGATGGCGGCTGAAATCGTGCAGACGGACGCGAAAAAGTTCTTGAAGGAGGCTGGCTATGATTAAGATGACGCTTTCCCAGCCGGAAATCAAGATGAGAATTGACCCGGCGAAGGTTGTCTACGCGGGCGAGGGCAAGCCGTATGAGGGCATATACGATGTAACGCCAAAGACCTATGAGCCGGTCGTGTTGCCGACCAGAAACCGGCTTTTGTCCCGCGACGTAAACGTTGCAAAAATCCCGCAGTATGAAGTATCCAACGCCGCCGGTGGGCTGACGCTCATCATGGGCGACGAGTATATGAACAGTTAGGAGTGAGCATATGGCAAACAAGTATGTAAACAAACTGATCGTTGGCACGGATGTCAAACTCGACCTGTCGGGCGACACCATTGTCGCGAGTGATCTCAAAAAGGGCGTCACCGCGCACGACAAGTCCGGCGCGCCGATCGTTGGCTCGAATGAGTTCGACGTAAACTCGCAGGACGCGGACGCTGCGGTTGCGGAGGTTCTGGCGGGAAAGACATTCTACGCGCGCGGCTCGAAGCTGACCGGCACCATGCCGGACAACGGCGCAAAGACACTCGACATCGCAGAGAAAGACGACGAGCCTGCTATTCCGATGGGCTTCCACGACGGCTCCGGCAAGTCGCGCATCAAGCCCACGGAAAAGGCAAAGCTTATCCCAGGCAATATCAAGACCGGCATTACCATTCTCGGCGTGGTGGGCAGCTACGGCGGCGAGGCAGTCAAGGCACAGGCAAACAAGAACGTCACGCCGAGCTTTGCCGAGCAGGTCGTGACGCCGGATGAGACGTATGACTATCTGTCGCAGGTGACTGTCGCGGCGATTCCCGTCACCTACACCGACAACGCCGCAGGAGGGCAGACGCTCCAGATCGGAGGCTGACATGGCAGTCAACAAAGTCGCCCTGAACGGCGAAGTCAAGCTCGACCTGACCGCCGACACCGTAACGCCGGAGACACTTCTCAAGGGGAAGACGGCGCACAACGCGGCGGGCGAGCTGATTACAGGAGTGTATGAGCCTATGAACATAAAACAGTACACCGGTACGCTGCTTGCTTCTGGCTGGGCTGCTGATTCACATGGCTACCAGGCGCAGACGATCACGATCACGGGATTGAAAGCTTCTTATGATATCGACCCGCAGTGGGACGTTTCCCTTTCCGGCACGGACCCAGATGCAGACGCGGCTTTATTGGAGGGCTTCGCGCTCATTCACAACTATGTGACCGGTGCGAACAGTCTGACCGCACAGTGCATCGGCAAAGCGCCGACGGTGAATGTCCCCGTGAAGGTGGTGGTGTTCGGATGAGTGGGCGCAGTCCTAGATGGTTTACGGGGATTAAATATCCGTATGAGGCAAATTTTGCGGACAACACATGGGAACAGATCATTGCGGCCTGCCAGAAAAAGCGTATTCCGTCCACCTGGAAGGTCGCCGATCAAAAGGCGATGACGATCAATGGAACATATTATCTCATCGACATCATCGGTTTTGACCATGACGAATACACCGACGGCTCCGGCAAAGCGCCCATTACGTTTCAAATGCATGACTGCTACGGCACGAAGTATGCAATGAATGCAGGGAACACGACTGTCGGCGGCTGGACGAGCTGCGCCATGCGAAGCACACACCTGCCTGCCATCCTGAACCAGATGCCGACGGAGGTACAAAACGGCATCCGCGAGGTGAACAAGTTGACCTCAGCGGGCAACCAGAGTGCCACTATCAACACCACGGCGGACAAGCTGTTTCTGCTGAGCGAGATCGAGATTTTCGGCAGCGTCAGCGATTCCATGAGCGGCGAGGGTACGCAGTACGACTACTACAAAACTGGCGGAAGCACGGTGAAGAAGCTCAACGGCTCTGCGTCTGACTGCTGGGAGCGATCGCCGTGTGCCAGAAACTTCGCGCGTTTTTGCCGGGTCATCAGCAACGGCAGCGCGGGAAGTAGCAACGCCAGATTTGCCCGTGGCGTGGCTTTCGGCTTCTGCTTCTAGGGGGTGCATCAATGGGAATGTTTTTAAGGCGCGGACCTGCGCCGCACAGAAGAAGTCTGGCTGACGTGGCGGAGGGGACGCTTGTAAAGCTAAACGAGGAAGGCACTCCAGTGGAGTTCTACGTGGCGTGCCACAACTACGAACCAGGTTTAAACGGAAACGGGAAAACGCTTTTGGTGCGGAAAGATTGTTGCGATATGCGCGTATTCAGCAGCCTCAACAACGCTTACGCTACCAGTGATTTGGACGAATTTCTTAACGGACCATACATTGAAATTCTGGATACCGCAATCCTATCCGCAATCGGAACGACAAAGTTCTACTACACCCCCGGCAACGGCAATACCACCGTGACCACGCTACAGCGCGCGGTGTTCCAACTCTCCGTTACTGAACTGGGGGAACGCGGCAGCTACGCGAACACGGAGGGAACTGCGCTGCCGATTGCAAGCACGCTGCGAATTGCATACCACAACGGCTCCGCGTGTGTCCAGTGGACGCGCACCCCGTACACGTACGACCTCCGCAGCGCGTACTGCTTGTTCGCCAATGGCAGTCTCCACTACAACTATTACGACATTTCATACGGTCCGCGCCCAGCGTTCACCCTTCCGTCTGCCATCCACGTCAGCGACGATATGCTTATCGCATAGGAGGCACTATGTACATCACACACAACAATCAAACCTACGCGAACGTCCGGGTATACAGCACCTCCGGCTCGGTCCGATTTACGGGCGATTCTCTGTCGGGGGTGACAGAGCTGACCGGTCCCGTCGGGGTCTTTGCGGACAACGGCTTCCAGATGCAGACCTATACGCCGGGAGACTTTCTGCGGCAGGACATCAGGGACGGCAGCTGGCTACTGACGAATATCCCGCTGCCGGAGCCGCAGCCGGTTGTTGCAACGCCTGTTACCTACGACCTTTTGACATCCACGGCAAATATGACCAAGCTTTTGATGAAAGGCGAGAAGCCAAAGACGGCGGATGAAATCATTATGTGTTCGGCGCTCTATGATGAATGGGAGCCGGGAAAGCACACAGTCGATGAAATCTTCACCGTGGGCGGCGACCCGTGGAAAGTTTATCAGAGCTACGACAACGCCGTCCATCCGGACATCGCGCCCGGAAACGCTGCGTGGTACACGTTCAATAAGCCGCTCCACGGCACGACAAGGGAAACTGCGCGGGAGTTTATTCAGCCGCAGGCGGGTACGGTCGACATCTATCACACCGGCGAGTGGTGCATCTTCGAGGGCAAGGCGTGCAAGGCAAAAAGAGATACCAATTTCAGCCCGAAGGATTATCCGGCGGACTGGGAAGTTGAGGAATAACGGACTGCCAATGGCAGGAAAGGAGCATGCATGAATGAAGTAGAAATGGAGCACAGAATCACTGCCGTTGAAAAGCTTGCGAAGGGAAATGAACGGCGCATCGGAGATTTAGAATCTGACAACAAAGCTTTGCTGGACTTATCAACGTCCGTCGCGGTCATGGCAGAGCAGATGAAGACCATGAGCGGCAAGGTTGACAGCATGGACGCTGCCGTCAAACGCCTCCAGAGCGTCCCAGCGAGTCGCTGGGAGGGCTTAATCAAAGCCGTGGTCACGGCGCTGGTCGCAGGCTTAGTCGGCTACGCGCTGGCTCTGGCGGGGCTGGGAGGCTGATATGCGAGTAAAGGGCAAGTGGAGCAAAGGCGAGATGGCGCGCACCATCGTCATCTATCTGCTCAGACTCCTGACGATGGTGCTGATCTGGGCGTGTGCGCTGAAAACCATCGCTGTCCTAATCGCAGTCGGAAGTAACCCAGAGCTGGGTACGTCAGTCGACCTGTCTGACGTACTCGGCTACGCCGGAGGCGCGTCAGTCTCAGAACTGGGCTTGCTGGCTTTCAAGAGAGTATTCGCAAAGAAAAATGAAACAGTCGAATAGCGAAAGGAGTAATTACTTATGGACTACACGCAAATCATCTCGGCAGTGATCGCGCTCATCAGCGCGCTCGTTTCGGCATTTTTGATCCCGTGGCTCAAAACCAAGATCGACGCGGACAAACTGCAAACGCTCCGCACTTACGTTGAGATCGGCGTAAAGGCGGCGGAGCAGCTGTACACCGCGACGGATGGCGCGGCGAAAAAGGCGTATGTTGTGAACTTCCTCGCCGAGAAGGGCATTCAATTTGATGTGGAAACGATCGATAAGCTGATCGAGGCAGCCGTGCTGCAGCTGCACCACGAGTTGTACGGGAGTGAGAGGGTATGAACGTTATGAAAGCGTCCGAGCTTGTCAGGCGGCACATTGACGTTGCGAAGAACTACAAAACCGTCTACATGTGGGGCTGCTTCGGCTCCCCCGTGAGCGAAACGATCATTGACGAGAAATCCGCACAGTACCCGGACTGGTACACCGGCGGCAGAGTCACATATCTGCGCAGCCTCCTCGGAAAAGTTGTCTATGGCTTTGACTGCGTAAACCTGACAAAGGGCATTCTCTGGGGCTGGAACGGCAACAAAAACGCCTACTACGGCGGTGCAAGATACGCATCGAACAGCGTGCCGGATGTCTCCGCCGACGGCATGATCGCAAAGTGCTACGCCGTGTCCGGCATCGGCTGGGACAAGCTGATTCCCGGCGAAGGTCTCTGGATGCCCGGCCACTGGGGCATGTACATCGGTGACGGTCTGGCGGTCGAATGCACCCCGATCTGGGACAACGGCGCGCAGATTACCGCTGTGCAGAACATCGGCACGAAAGCAGGCTACCACGCCCGCAAGTGGCAGAAGCACGGCAAGCTCCCGTGGGTGGAATACGATACCGTGAAGGTCGATGAAGCCGTTGAGGAGGCAAAGAAGACCATCCGGCAGAAAGCCGACTTGACCGACGGAACGATTGATTACCTTGCCGCCTACAAGTACGGCGACGATCTTCTCAAGAAACTCGCAAAGGCGATGAGATAAGGTGGTGTTATTATGGCACCGCAGGCGCGGACAAAACTCCCGCCGGAGCTTGGCAGTTTGACGAGAAAAGACATGGAAGCGGTCATCTATCAGGCAAATCTCGGCAGGGAGAACGCGAGGATCGCGCAACTGTATTTTGTGGACAAGATTCCACAGGTCGACGTTGCGACGGAGCTGTATCTTGGGCGTGCGACGGTGCAGCGCCGCCTGCCGGGCATCGTGGAGCGAATGAGAGACACGTCGAGCAAACTGTATAGCTAAGTGATGCACAACTGAGGCACACGAAAATACGAAAAAGCCCATACTGGACACAAAGGAGTGTTCGGTATGGGCTTTTCTTATTTCAATCCAAACCCGGAAGGGAAACAAGCCGGAGACTGTACCGTCCGGGCAATTTCAAAGGCGACGGGCAAGAGCTGGGATGAAACATACGTCGGACTTTGCCTACAGGGGCTGATGATTGGCGATATGCCGAGTGCAAACAGCGTCTGGGGCGCGTACCTCCGGCAGCATGGATTTACCCGGAACGTTGTGCCGAACACATGCCCGGACTGCTATACGGTCGAGGAATTCGCAAGAGACCATCCGCGCGGTGTGTATGTACTCGCTCTATCAAGCCACGTCGTGTGCGTAGAGGACGGAAAGTATTTCGATAGCTGGGATTCCGGGAACGAAATCCCACTGTTCTACTGGGAAAAGGAGGATAAATGATGTTTGGACAACAGCCTTATGTGTATCAGCAGCCGATTTACAGCCAGCCAATCAGTCAGCCAATGCAGGAACCAATGATGCGGCCACAGTACCAGCCTACACCGCAGATGCAATATCAGCCTCCGCAACCTCAACAGCCGAGCGGTGGGCAGTCTATCATCTGGGTTCCGAACGAAAAGGCGGCAAACGAATTTATCGTCGCGCCGAATAACGCCGTCACGCTCTGGGATATGAACGCACCGGTCGTGTACGTGAAGAAAGCCGATGCAAGCGGCAAACCGGCAATGACAACATATGACCTTGTAGAACGTGCGACAGCTCCCGCGAGCCCCACAGTGCCGCAAACAGTGCCTTCAGTGGAATACGTGACCCGCAAGGACTTTGACGAACTGGCGGCAAAGGTGGCGGCTCTGAGCGTTAAGCCCGTTAGGAAGGTGAAGGAGGCAGACAATGAATCCACTGTTTAATGCACTCGGCGGCGGACAAATGCCTGACATGATGGGACAGTTTCAAAATATGATGCGGCAGTTTCAGCAGTTCAAGCAGAGCTTTCAGGGAGACCCGAGGGCGGAGGTTGAGAAGCTGGTACAGTCTGGGAAAATCTCGCAGCAGCAATTGAATCAGCTGCAACAGGTGGCAAGCCAGTTTCAGCAGCTTCTTGGATAACTTAGATTTCAATTCGTGCGCACGATTGAGATAAATTTCAAAATCTACGAAAGGAGAAAACTATGAGTTTGAATGGCGATGGTATTCCTATGAACATGCCTGTCGTTCCGGCTGGCACGAACAGCGGTAATGGCTGGGGAGGCTTTGGCGGCGATAACGGCTGGTGGATTATTCTGTTCTTCATTGTTCTGATGGGGTGGAATCGGAACGGTTGGGGCGGCAATAATGGCAGCGGCGCTGCGGACAACTATGTTCTTGCAAGTGACTTTGCTACGCTTCAGAGGCAGATTGACAGCGCGGCGTCCACACTCGAGCGTAAGGGCGAAATTACCCAGCAGGGGCTTTGCGACGGATTTTACGCAATGAACACTACGTTGCTGAACGGTTTCGCCGGTGTCAATCAGAACATGAACACTGGCTTCCAGTCCGCCGAACTTTCCCGTTGCAATCAGCAGGCGGCGCTCATGCAGCAGCTTAACGCGATGCAGATGCAGGCGGCGAACTGCTGCTGCGAGAACCGCGCGGCGATCGCGCAGGTGCGCTATGATATGGCATCGCAGGCTTGCGACACTCGCAACACCGTGCAGAACACCACGCGCGACATCATCGACGCGATGAACTGCGGCTTCCGCAGCATTGACCAGAGATTGACGGCGCAGGAACTGGCTGCAAAGGACGCGAAGATTGCCGAGCAGAACCAGCAGCTCTTTGCGGCGCAGCTGGCGGCTTCTCAGGCGGCGCAGAACGATACGCTAAAATCCTATGTGAGCGGCCAGTTGGCGTATTACAACCCGCGCCCGGTTCCGTCTTTTGCGGTTCCTGCTCCTTACCAGTTCGCTGGCTGTAACGGCTATAACGACGGTTACAACTGCGGCTGCGGCAACTGCGCTTAACTCCATAACGTAGAGCTTTTTCGTGGACTCACGAAAATGATCGGTTCCTTGCCGATACTCGATCAACGCGGCGGGGCAATCTTCCCGCCGCTATTTTAATTGCCTCGAATTCGAGGCAGAAAGGAATGATTTTATGGCTGAATTTACATCATCCGGGATTCAAACTGTCGCCGCTGGGCAGAACGTCCCTCTAATTTCCACGTCGGCTTGTGGCAAACCGTGTATCGTCCACCGTGACGGAAGCGGACTTGTTACGCTTCGTGGGCTTACGCAGCAGTGTAAGGCGAAGTTCCGCGTATCTTTTGGCGCGAATATCGCCGTGCCTACAGGCGGAACAGTCGGAGCTATCACCGCTGCGCTTGCCATTAACGGGGAGGCTTTGAACAGTGCTACAGCGACCGTAACCCCTGCGGCTGTTGAGAATTATTTCAACATCTACGTTTCTGCATTCGTGGAAGTTCCGCGCGGCTGCTGCCTGACTGTAGCAGCAAAGAACACCAGCGCACAGGCGATCAGCTTTGCAAATAGCAATATGATCATCGAGCGCGTATCGTGAAGGGAGGAAGAAATATGTATGATTTAAGAAATCTTCGGGAAATGCTCTGCAAAGAGCTGGACGATATCGCCGATAAGCGCGAAATGTCCGCCGGTGACTTGGACGCAATCCAGAAGCTGACAAGTTCCATCAAGAACACCTACAAAATTGAAATGCTCGAGGACGGCGGCTATTCCCGAGATGGTGAGTGGGAAGCCGATATGCGCGGCACGTATGGTCGGGGCAGCTCTTACCGGGGCAGGCGTCGGGACTCTATGGGCCGGTATAGCCGAACCGATGCACGGGAGCATATGCGCTCGACACTGGAAGACATGATGCGCGACGCGGACGATGATAAAACGCGCGAGGCTATCCGGCGCTGCATGGAGCAGATTGATAGAGCATAAGGAGGGAAAGACATGCTGGATGAAGCCGAAATCCGAAAGGAAATAGCACGGCTGGAATACGAAGAATCCAGCTATCCCAATTATGCCAAACTGGCGAACCTATATGTGATACGCGACAAAATGCAGGGAGCGGAGAATGCCAGAGATAAGTTTGTGGGTTACTACTCCGGCGCTCCCGCCCCTGTGACCGCAGAACCGGCTACCGTTGGCGAGCACGGGGACAGTGAGTTTTTGCTTGCGGTTGCCGGGAAAGACCCAGCGAAGGCTTGGGCGGTCGTTGATGAACTTATGGATACACTTGCGATGGTAAACAGCAAGGTTTATAACTCTGTTATGCAGAAGATAAAACGTGTCTAGTGTTAGTAACCGTGTTAGCTATTTGTTAGTAACCGAAAAAATCTGAAAAAATCTGAAAACGTCTGAGATTCAATAAATTTTATAAAAATGTCTTAAAGCGTCTGAAAACGTGCTTAGAAAGTCTCAAAAAATGATGGATACCTGCCTTTTAAGCAGGGTGTCCGGAGTTCGAATCTCCGGCGGGTCACCAAAAAAGCCTTGAAATCACAATGGTTTCAGGGCTTTTTCTTTTTCACTGATTTTTGATTTGTTAGTAACGTGTTAGTAACAGGCGCATCTATCGCATTCACAAGTTGGTCAATGTCAAAATGCTCATAGATGTTCGCAGTCGTGGAATAGTCTGCATGACCGAGCATTTTTTGCAGGAGTTCCGGCTTGATATTGTTTGCAACAGCCCAGCTTGCGAATGTGTGCCTTGTTGCGTGTGGTGTTTTCTTGGAGATTCCGAGCCGCTCCAAAAGCGGGTAGTAGTCACGCTTGCGAAAATTTGCAATGACTTTTTGCCCGGCATACCCAGAGATCAGAAGTTCGCCTTTTGCACGCTCTTTGAATTCTGCGAAATATTTACGCCCTTCGGAGCGAATTGGAATTATTCTGTTCCTGCCTGCTTCTGTCTTTTCCCCGCCGATCACGTAGGTTTCATGGACATTTTCGGTTCTAAGCCCGAACATCTCACCGATTCGCATACCGGTATAGACCATCATCAGGGCGAGTTTTGCTGTCTGGGAACCGTCTGCTTCAAGCTTCTGTATATCCTCTTCTGAGAAGATCTCTTTTTCTTTCTTCACGTTCTCGGGCAGTTTAATGAACGAAGCGAAGTTTGTTGTTATGAGTTCCTGGCGGATTCCCCACTGTGACATCTGCGTTGCAAGCTGTTTGAACTTTGACAGTAGCGAGTGGGACTTATCGCTGTACTTGTCTATGACAATCTGGTAATCTGCAGTCCGCAGTTCGCGAAATTTTCTGTCATGCAATGGTTCAAAAACGTCATATGCGCGTTCGTAAGACTCTATTCCCTTCGCTCCAATGTCCCGGAAGTGTTCATCCTTCCATGCTTCGTAAACCTGCTTGAAGGTCCAGTTATATATTTCATCAATGCTCCGCCCTTGTAGACGCGCCAGCGCGTCGAGGGCGGCTGTTTTTTTATCGTAGTATCCAATTATGGTTTTTCCTTTTGCGGCTACCCACGGGCGGGTACGCCGCCCTTGCAGCTTGTAAACCGTGCCTGTGCCGTTTGCACGCTTCAAAGCCTTTCGCTGCGGCGCTTGCTGCTGTTTCCCACACCAGCAGCAGAACACAGAACCGTCCGGTATATCCTTTTTACACTTGATGCACTCCATGTTTCCCTCCACGTTCTTTTCGAATTGCATAGAAAGTAATTGCCGAAGCCAGCGCTGAACCTACAATCAGGGCAATGCAAACCCATGCAGCTACGGACAAATCTCCATCGCGAACGAGACCTATGCTCCGGATCTGCGCATCCGTCACAAGGCAGGCAATCAGTGAAAAGGAGAGCAGCATACAAAACAGGGCGAGGACGTAACACATTGTATGTGTAGACCTTATCTGTGCGCTCTGCGCGGCTGTTGTTGCCTCCAGCTTGGCGTTTTCAAGCTCGACATGATGAATCTGCTCGGTCAGTTCTTCCGGGCTTTCTGCGGGCTGGACAAGCCCGAACAGCTCATCCAGCGACAGCCCGAGAACGCGGCACAGCGCGGCAGAATTGTACAGTTTTGGGTCTTGCTGCGTACCAGCGCAGAGCTTCGTTACAGCCGATCTGGAAACGCCGGATTCTTCGACAAGTCTGTCGATGGTGTAATGCTGATCTTCCTTCGCCCGCTTGATGTTCCACTGATATGCAGAAATATATGGGGCGAGTTCCTGAATTGCCGACATGATATACCTCCATTTTCACATATATTTCGCTGATTTTTCCGCCACGGGTATGGTTTTACCAATTTAATGGTAGACATTTCTACCGCTTTTGCTATGCTGGTTACAGGCGCGTGAGAAAGCCCCACCGCCGGGGGAGCGACGGTGGGGCGATCTTAAACAATCCATTATACAAAATAGTCTGTCCCATAATTGCCGCTTATGAGGGTTACCGGACGAAGAAAATACAAGGTGTTCTTTGTGGAAGATTCCAAATTGAAATTCTTAAACATACGTTCTAAAATATGGAGGTACACCAAATGCAGAGCATCAATATTCGCTTTGAAAACGGGAAAGTAAACATCATCGTAGACGGGGCGCTTTTCAAGGACGTTCACAGTCTTAGCCTCGACTATATCAAGGGAGCGCCCATGCTCTTTGCCTGTGTGTCGGATGTAGGCGAGACACGGGAGAAGTGGAACCAATGCCCGCTGCCGAACTGAACGCTTATTGCATATCGCGGGAATTGGCCGATTCCAGAACGGTTCCGGACTGATTTACAAACTGTACAGATACGTTATCCGCCGGAGTTCCGTTAAATGCGTTGTACATACCGCCGTACATATAAAAGGCCATAACCATGATGGACTCTTGTAGGCCAACAGTATCCGTGGAAAGCGTCACTGTAAACGCTGTGTAGTCGTTGGAAGCGGAGACAGAAACGATATTTGGATAGTCGGAAGAATCAGCCATTTTTGAAAGCTCGGTATCGATGTTTTGCCGCAGCTCTTGCATAAGGTCGTTGTGCTTGGATTCCGTCATGACGTATGTGGCAGAGCCGTCGGCGTTAATTTTGGCGGAGATAAATCCGTCCGCTTTGCTGACTTCTGCGTCAAGTGATTCCTGCGTCGTTCCTTCGTCGAGGAAGTCAGCGGGAACGGTAAGCTCGATCGTGCGACCGGGCGTTTTTTCGGCGGAAATCGATGTGGTGGAAGTTCCTTCTTGCGTATCCGTTGCCGTGCTTGTCGGTGAGGATACCGAAGCGCTTGCCGGAGAGGTCTGCGTGCTGCTCGGCACTTTTTGGGGAATCAGAAGGACGGCAACCATAATGATAATGGCGATTGGGATTGCCACAATAAGCGCTTTTCCGAGCGGGTTTTGCTTCTTCGCTCGGCGCGCACCACAGGCCGGACACTTCTTCTCACTGGCGTTAATCTGCGCGCCACAAGAGCGGCAGATAACTTTTCGGTTCCAAGTCCCGCAGTTCGGGCACTCTTTCATTCTTTCGTCAAACGCTTCCCCACAACGAGGACATTTGACGGAATATACATCCTTTGGCATGGTACGAACCCCCGGTTTTGTAAGATACAACAATTTTACCACCAGAGTTTTACAGTCTCAAGGTCAAAATTATACAAAAAGAAACAATAAAATTTGGAAGATTGAAGAAGGAGGGCGCAAAATGATTTGTATTCAGGATGATATGTGCTATAATAAGGGTGAAAAAATTGCGCCCATTCCGGATATTCGGCAAAGACTCCGTGAAGAAATTCTGAGTCTGAGCAACGAACAGGCAGAATATGTTTTACGGCAGATGGACGAAACAGTAACGGAGGAATAAAATGAAAGAAATTCTAGGATTGTTATTAGCCTTTTCAGTATGCTCCAACGTCTGGCTATGGATCAACCTTTGGAATCTCAAAAAAGAGCATTTCCGATTCGCGGAAAGTATGACGAACTTCCTGAAAGACTTTTTAGAAGAACTTAGCCAGCAGCCACCCAAGGATTGTTCCTGCAAGTGTTCCGAGCAGTCCACCGACAAAGTATAAATCCGCTTTTCGCTCGGCTTTTTTCCGCAGATACTCTTCCCGCTTTAATTGTTCTACATAATACGGAACGGTTTTTCCAAGCGCAATATCTGGGAGATCAATTCGTTCCCCATTCATTTCAATGTAATCTTTCACAGCAGCTTCTTCGCCTCCTCGATCAGGCCAAGCAGCTTCTCTAGTTGCTCATCCGACATACCATCAACAGAATCCAGAAGCTTTTGCTTTGCAGAACTCACGACCTCATCCTTCGGGATGGGGTCTTTTTTTATGCCCGCAGACGGGTCTTCGGTTTCGCCTTTCAGCCATTCAGGGGATACACCGAAGTAATTAGCGACTTTCAGCGCGGTTGCGTCCGTGACACCTCCACCGTTCTTCCAACGATTAACGGTCGTCTTTGATAATGATATTTCTAAAGCCACGCAGGAGGGGCTCTTTCCGGCTTTTGCACATAATTCTAAGTATTTTTCGTAAAACGCCACTAAAGTTACCCCCCTGGAATTGTGCAATACATACAAAGTTACTAAAGTTCACAAAAAGAACTTGACAGTTACTAAAGTAACTCGTATAATAATGGCACAGGTTAAAAAAGTAAACAAAACAAGGCCCCAGCATGAACGCTCGTGTCAAAAAGTCTGTTATGTCTTTCGCACTTTCATAATAGCACACATTGTTAACTTTTGCAACCTGCAAAACCAAAAAAGTTGACTGCGGCGTAAAGAAAAGCCGCCCCGGCGCGGTAACACCGGGACGGCCTGCCGGTTACTTCGACCGACGGTTGGAAAGCGCAGAAGCGGCGAGCTGCTTACTTGTCTTGGACGACTTTTTGCTGCTCAACGTCTTCGACGCTTTGGACGCTACTTTTGCAGACGTCCGAACAGAGTTCTTGGGCAAAAGAAAACCTCCTTTCGTAAAAGGGTGCTTTCCATCCTTCGAACCTCCGAAAAAAGTATACCATCTCATTTCGCCGCAGTCAACAAATTAAACAGACAAGGAGGAGACGATATTGCCGGAAAAATGGACAGGCGACCTGATCGGGAAGATGCACAACAGCAAGGTCACATACGACGAAGTGGCAGCTGAGCTTGGCTGCACAAAGACATATGTTTCGATGATTCTGAACGGCAGACGGAAGCCGCCGGACGCAAGAAAACGTTTGGAATCAGCCGTCTCGGCGGTCATCCAGCGCAAGAAGGAAACAAAGACCTGAGCCTTGTAAAAGAGGTTCGGACGGAAAAGGAGGGAAAGGATGTTAAATCGAGCAACGATTTCGCCGCAAGAAGCGGTAGAGATTCTGCGAGAAAACGGCATGCAGATCGGCGTTGAGGTCCTTAGGCTGGGGCTGCAACAGGGTGTTTTCCCGTTTGGTAAGGCGGTAAAAACCGAGAAAGCACCTGTCTACTGGGTTTTCCCGAAGGACCTTAATGCTTGGATTGAGCGGCATTTAAAGGATGGACCCACTAAGAACGGGGAATTTGTGGAGGTACAGGATGACTGACGTTGAATATATCCTTGAGGCGAATCACCGGCGCGCAAGAGAGCGCGAACTCGGCGAGCGGTGGGACAAGATTATCCGGCAGCGCAAGCGGAAGTCGGAACTTTTGAAGGCTTCGGAGGCGTTCTGCTTCTCGATTGGCTGCGTTCTTCTGGGCGGCACGGCGGTTCTGCTGGGCTTCGGGCTGTTCAAGGCGGCGTTCACGCTCGGCGGCGCGGCGGTGATCTTCTTCGGCGGCGCGGTGCTTATGGAGGCATGATGATATACCCGTGTAAAAAATGCACACATGATACGGGCAAGTGCCGCTGCCTTGACTGGCAGAGATGGTTCTCTGTGGAGTTTGAGGCAGAAGCGGCGAAGGTGCTTGCCGCGACGCACGCAGAGCCGTTACCCGCGCCGCCGAAGATATTCTATCGCGAGATTGTTTTCAGTTCGATCTTCACGCGGCTTTGGAGGTAGCTATGACGCAGGCTGAACGTGTTTTGAAGTACATGCGCGACTTCGGCAGCATTACGCAGCTCGAGGCGATGCAGGACCTCGGCTGCATGCGGCTGGGCGCGCGTGTCTACGACTTGAAGCGCGAAGGGTACAACATCCGGCGCGACATGGAAACAAGCAAGAACCGGTATGGCGAGGATACGAGCTATGCCAGATACAGGTTGGTGGAATGATGAAAGACAGACAGCAAGCACCGTGCATGTACGATGTGTTCGGCAATGAGATTTATGAGGGCGGCGAGTATTGGGTCGGAGACGAAGGGAACATGGCTGATCTGACAGACAGAGAGGACCGTGACCCGAACAACCAGATTATCGCTGTTCTGGTAGAAACACTTGGCACAAGGCACATTTTGGAGGAGCTGGGGTATCAGAAGAAGACGTTTTGCCCCGGCTGAGAAGGAGGGAACATGGCGAACTTTGAAACAGGAGTCAGCGGATATATCCAAGTCGAAGCAACGGTTCGTATGTCGTTCCCCGTGGACTTGAAAGGCAATGCGTACATCTGCTGTGATGCCTGCCGCTTTTACCGCCAGAGCGCCAGAAGATGCGCATTGACAGACGAACCGATTTTGTGGGCTGGCAGATATGTTGGGCGGGAATGCCCGTTTGAAAGGATGGATGAAAATGAAGCAATTCAGGCTGCTGCGACCAGATGAGATCGAATGCCGCGTGGCGCAGTGCAACGAAAAGGGCACGTCGATTCTGCTGTACAAGACGGCAAGAACGGATGCGGACTTGCTTGACGAGACGGTAGGCGCGCAGAACTGGGAGAATGATTTTAAACTGGTCGACGGCGTTCTGTACGGCGGTATCGGCGTGGACTACGGGAAGGGCGGGAAACTGATCTGGAAGTGGGACGCAGGCACAGAGAGCAACACAGAGGCTGAGAAGGGACGAGCTTCGGACGCATTCAAACGCGCCGGTTTCAAGCACGGTATCGGGCGGGAACTCTACTCCGCGCCGTTTATCTGGATTGACGCGGCGAAGTGCCAGAGACTTAAAAAGAACGACAAGACGGGTCGCTGGCAGTGCTCTGACCAATTTGACGTGACGGAGATCACCTACGACGAGCAGGAGCGCATCAAAACGCTGACGCTTGCATCGAAGGGAAAGCCGGTCTATACCTTCGGACACGGTGGGAAAGCTGAGACACCGAGCGCCCCGCGCCTTGTCTGTGCGGACTGTAAAGGAGAGATCACGCAGGTCATGGAAGGCGGCACACAGTTTACCGCTTTGCAGGTCGCTGAGAAGACGAGAAAGCGCTTTGGCAGGTGCCTTTGCTGGAACTGCGCGAGTAAGGCATGATAGAACTGAACATCGTTGAAGCTTCGTGGAGCGTGGATGCTTCTGGGAGCTGGTTGAAACTCCGACCGGAGCTTCCCGGACAAGCCCAGATGGTTGCCGGGGAACTTGACCCACAGAAGAAGTACATAATTACGATCAAGGAATTCCGCAAGAAGCGGAGTCTGGACGCCAACGCCTATGCGTGGGTTTTGATGAACAAACTCGCGGACAAGCTGAACATGGGCGTGCGCGACTTGTACCGGCACTACATCCCGGACATCCCGGAAAACAGTCAGGTGGTATGCGTGCCGACGGAAGCGGTCGAGAAGCTGCAAAGCGGATGGGAGCACAACGGAATTGGCTGGTGCAGCGACACACTCAAGTCAAAGCTCCCCGGCTGCACGAATGTTGTTTTGTACTACGGAAGCTCCACGTTCGACCAGAAGCAAATGGGCGTGCTGCTCGATCTTATCATTGAGGACTGCAAGCAGGTCGGCGTGGAGTATCTGACACCGGAGGAACTGGAACGGCTCAAGGGGGAATGGGATGCGTAAGGAAACGAGCAAGACAAAGATACCTGAGAATACCAAGAAAGCCGTCTGGACGCGCGACGGCGGGCGCTGCATTGTCTGCCTGCGCCCCGGCAATCCGTGGTGTCATTTCATACCGCGCTCGCAAGGCGGGCTTGGTATCGAGCAGAACATTGTGACACTTTGCGATAAGTGCCACAACGAATTTGACCAGACGGAAAAGCGAAAGCACATGAAAGAGTACATCAAATGGTATCTCAAAATGATATACCCCGATTGGGATGAAACGAAACTGGTTTATAAGAAAGGAATGTAGATCATGGAAGACACAAGGACAAGCATTCTCCAAATGGCGCGCGGAGCGATTATGGAGAGAATCGACTACGAAATGACAAAGGTCGTGGACAATATCCTTGACCCGAACACGGAGGCTACAGCAAAGAGGAAAGTGCAGCTTACCATTGAGTTCCGCCCAGACTCCAACCGGCAGACCGTATCGGTTGCTTGCGGCGTGAAAAGCGCCCTTTGCCCGACAAATCCGGTTGCGACATCACTTTATATCACCGGAAATGAATTTGGCGAGGTCACGGCGGTGGAAATGGTACCGAACGTGCCAGGTCAGCTGGATATGATGGGCGAAGAACAGGAAGTAGCACCCGTCTTGAATTTGGTTAGAAATGCGTAAGGAGGAAAAAGAAATGATTAAGGAAGCTATTGAAAAAATCGAAGCGATGTCCAGACCTACCATTTGGGCTGTTGGAGATCACACGTATTCTCTTACGCCGGACGGTTCTTACAGAGAAATTCACGAAGACCTTTTCAGCGCAGATACTATCCAGCTGAACAGCCTTGACGCGCTCTGCAAAATGATTCTTCGGGAAGGCACGGTCAATGCAGGAGACGGACAACTGTTTATCAAAATCCCGTCACACCTTCGCGTCGAAGCGTTCAGGAGCCCGGATTCGACGCTTCGAATGATGCGCTTGGTTCCGTATGTTGTGGAGGCTACGGACGTTCCCGGTTGGGACGCAGAAACGAAGCTCACGTTTGAACGGGCGGCAGTCGCGCTGCAAACCAGATTCCAGGACTCGGAAGACCGCGCGTATACGCTTCAGCTGCTCTCCCTGATCACGACCGGCGCAAAGATCACCTATAACGATATCGGCGTCGCTACGACGATTGTCACGCAGAAGGGTGTAAGCTTACAGGCAAACGCGACAATTCGTCCGCTGGTAAGACTTCGCCCTTACAGAACCTTTCAGGAAATTGAGCAGCCGCTTGGACTGTTCCTTATCCGAATTGACGAAAGAGGTATTTCGTTTGTTGAGGCAGACGGCGGTATGTGGAAGCTGGAAGCGCGGAAGACGATCAAGGAATACCTCGAGGAACATCTTGCCGACGAGATCGAAGCTGGGCGCGTAACAGTCATGCTGTAAGGATGAAGCATACTGAACCACATTTATAAGAAAGGGATGTAAGCATGGAATCCTATGTAAAACTGAGTACGGAAAAGTATGAGGAATTGGCGAAGAAGTGCCTGATGCTCGATGTGCTCGCTGAATCGTATAAGAATATTCCCTCGTATCGTTTCGGTGACGTCCTGGAAGTCTTCTTTGGAAAGCGGGAAACGGCCAAAAAGGAGGACGAAAAGTGCTGAACCACATTGTTATTATGGGCAGGCTCACGCGGGACCCGGAGTTGAGAAAGACGCAGGGCGGAACGTCGGTCGCATCCTTCACGCTGGCGGTTGACCGCGACTTCAAGCCGGAGGGCGGAGAGAAAGAGACGGATTTCATTGACTGCGTCGCCTGGAAGGGAACCGCTGATTTTGTAAGCGGATACTTCTTCAAGGGCAGCATGGCTGTCGTAGATGGTCGGTTGCAGCTCAGAGACTGGAAGGACAAGGACGGCAACAAGCGCCGGTCTGCTGAGATCGTGGCAAACCGTGTTTACTTCGGAGAGGGCAAGCGAAACACCGAACCGCAGAACCCGGAAAACCCCGGCGGGTTTACGATGATGGACGACGATTCGGACCTTCCGTTCTAGGGGGGCTGAGATATGCCGAACAGGATCATCAAAGAAAGCTTATGTGATTCGGAGCGGATCGCGTCTTTGACGGATTTTGAGTTTCGGCTTTGGGTTGGATTGATCACGCAAGCGGACGATGCAGGGCGAGGAGACGCCCGCCCTGCATACATAAAAGGCCACGTTTTCCCATTCAGAGAACGGGTTACTGCAAAGGATATTGAGTCTGCGCTCCACGCGCTGGCGGCAAAAGGCTGCGTTGCCCTCTACACGGTAGGCGGGAAGCCCTACTTTTTGTTCCCAAGCTGGGCGAGACATCAGAGAATCCGAGAATGCAAACCGAAGTTCCCGGGGATGGAAAATGCGGACGCTTGCGGCGATGCGAAGAATTCTGCGGCGAGTTGCGGCGAGTTGCCGCAAGCTGCGGCGGATTGCGGCCTTAATCCGAATCCTAATCCGAATCCTAATCCGAATCCTAATCCTAATCCGAATCCAGGGTTAGACGCGCGCGCGGTGCGCTTCACGCCCCCGAGCGTCGAGGAAGTGGCGGCTTATTGTCGGGAACGGGGAAACGGCGTGGATGCATCACGCTTTGTCGATTTTTACAGCTCGAAGGGCTGGATGGTAGGCAAAACGAAGATGAAGGACTGGAAAGCCGCTGTGAGGAACTGGGAGCGAAGCAGTGACGCGAAAGCTACGCCTGTCAAGAAGCCGGGCTACAACGTGCAGCATCACGGGGACGAGCTGTCCGATGTGCAGCGGGCGGCGATTCAGCGGATGTTGGGGGAGGAAGCATGATGAAGCAGGGAGTCGAGACCTGGATTGTCATACCGGAGCCGCTGCCGATTTTCCAACGGCTCATGCCGAAGCTCAGAACGCCTTTAAGGGCGCGAAAGTATCCGCAGAAGATGCAGAACAAGACGTTTTACCTCGTCAGCGTCAAGGACCCGGAGGACGGGCGGCGGAAGATTATCACCGTCCGGGAACCGGAATGCTGGGAGGCGGAAGTGACGGTGCAGGTCAGGAGGAAGACATGAATAATTTCGGACCGTGCACGCAGGACTGCCCCAACCGGAAAGCCGGTTGCAGCGCGTCCTGCGAGGCTTGGAACGCCGTGAAGGGCGAACGGCTTAAAAACTACGGCAGGCGCGCCGAGATCATCGACATAAGCCAGATGACCGATGGCGGGGCGAGAAACTGCCGGAGAGCGGCAAGAGGGAAACGGAAAATAGGAGGGGAAATGTGATTCTGACGCATTTGAGTCTGTTCAGCGGAATAGGTGGGCTTGACCTGGCGGCGGAATGGGCAGGCTTTACAACCGTAGGGCAGTGCGAATTTGCCGACTACCAGACGAAAGTTCTAGAAAAGCACTGGCCGGACGTGCCGCGCTGGCGGGACATCCGGACATTGACAAAGGAGAGTTTTTATGAGCGCACAGGACTGCGAGCAGTTGACGTTATTTCCGGCGGATTCCCCTGCCAGCCATTTTCCGTGGCTGGAAAGCAAAAGGGAAAAGAAGATGATCGTTACCTCTGGCCGGAGATGCTCCGAGTTATCCGAGAACTGCGCCCGCGCTGCGTTGTCGG